GAATACTTCCTTGCCTACCGGCATCCCGTAGCTGGCGATCATCTCGATAGCCATGGTCGCGTAGATGCGGCTGGCAACGCGCTCGAGCATTTCGGCGTTTGGCAGAACTCCTGACGACAGCACACGGCCACCCGCAAGCACACACCATCCGGACTGAGTCGGGCCAGGATCGATGGCGAAGGTGCCGACGGTGCGGCCTGGCACGAATTCGGTACCAGCCAAGGGGTCCAGGACTACGTCCATTTGCTTCATGCCTCTCCCCTTAGTACGTCCCAGGAAGCTCGCAGCAAAATGGCGCAGCAATACAAGCCCCCGCATATCCATGCTGCTATCAATGGCCCGAATACGATAAAAGTCGCAATATCTTTCAGGTCCATCACGCCACCTGCGCCCGCAGCACGCGGAAAGGGTCGAACATGCCGGGGATGTAGGATTCACGCAGCTGCTTGATCGTGCTGTACGACTGCGTTTCAGCCTGCCGAACAATCACATCCTGGATGCGGCGCGGTACTGGTGCATCAAGCGCATCCCCCCAAGCATAGACCGGGCTAGGAACGCCAGTCACCGCCGAGCGATGCCATGAAATGATGTGAATCTTGCGTTGCTTATGCAGGGTGTTCGCGGTCTTGCGGGTATGCACAAGGTGCGTCCCGAATTGCGCCGACATCTGCTTGCTTGTCATGTTCCGGCCAGCCCGTAAGGCTTCGCCGATCTTGTCTACGAGTCTGTCCATTTCATGCCCCATTAACGTTGGTAAAGTCGCTCATCAATCAAACCCCTTACGCCGGATAGGCGGCCTGATCTGTTGCTCTGGAACTACCCCGGTGAAGTTCTCAAACCGCATAAACTCGCCCAGGTAGGCCAGATTGATCTTGCCGTTCTTGCCCTGTCGGTTCTTCATCACGTGAAGCTCGGCATAACCCTTCAAGTCGGAGTCCGGGTTTTCTTGCTCATCGCGGTACAGCCCAATCAGTACGTCGCTGTCCTGCTCGATCGATCCGCCGTCACGAAAATCAGACGACTTCGGGCGTGGGTTCAGTCGCTTTTCGATATCCCGGCTGAACTGGCTGAGGGCGATGACGGCGATGTTCAGGGTCTTGGCCAGGGTTTTCAGGCCCTTGGTGATCGCCTCGATTTGCTGGTATCGCTTCTCTTCACCACCTGCCATCAGTTGCAGGTAATCGACGATCAGCAAATCCAAACCATGCCTGCGCTTGACGGAACGGGCCTTGGTGACGATTTCGAGAAGGGAGAGCGCCGGTTGGTCATCCACGAAGAGTTTTGCGCTTGCAGAGCGTTCTACGGCCCTTGTGACGCCTCCCCAATGTTCCTGGGTCATGCGTTTCTCAGCATTCGCCAGAACTGTCGACGGAACTCGGCCCCAATTGGCTACAGCACGCTCGGTCACTTCGGCCTCTGGCATTTCGCCGGACCAGAAGAAAACCGCGTAGCCCTCTTCGGACGCGTTGCAGGCAATCGTCTCGCCTAGCGCGGACTTGCCCATGCCGGGGCGGGCGCCGATAGTGACCAGAGCACCGCGGCGAATTCCCCCGTTCAAGATTTCGTCCAGGTCGTCCAGACCCGTCTTAATCCCAGGGTTCTGGCCTTCGCCGTGGAACCGGTTATCCAGCGCATCCAGGTAGCGCGTCATTGCTTCCTGAATGCTGACCGGCTCACGGCGTACCGTTGTTTCGGCAAGCTTGCCGAATTCGGCCTGAGCAACGTCCAGCAGTTGGGAAGCGGGTTGCTCACCTTCCGCGACCAGGTCGCCGACTTTGGCCGATGCCGCCAGAAGACCGCGCATCAAGGATTTCTCCCGCACGATGTCGGCATAGCGGCTGATGTTTGCAGCGCTGGGGACCGCCATAGCGATTTCGTTCAAGTATTGCAACGAAACGTCGCTACCCGCCTGGCGCAGTGCGTCGGCAACCGTGATGACGTCAGCGGGCTTTGCCTGGGCCAGCAGACGGGTGATCTGCTCGTAGGCAGCACGGTTCTCGCTGCGGTAGAACGCTTCGGCCTTCAGGTCGCCCATGCGGTCGATAGCGCCGTTGTCCAGCAACAGGCCGCCGATTACCGCTTGTTCTGCGTTCAGGTTGTGCGGGGGAACGCGGTATTCGCTCATGCTGCCATGTCCTCGTAACGTCCTTCGCGGATCTTCGTGAAGTTTTCAGCCTTGCAAATCCACTCCAGGCCGGGACAAAACGGCTTGCGTCCAGCGCTGGTGGCTTTCCCGGTCAGGAAGGAGGACGTGGCGATGTACTCGAAAAAGCGTTGCCACCACTCCAGGTTCTGACGCTCCCTGTCCTCTTTCCACCGGGTCCGCAGGTGGTCCTGGCGTGCAGGGGTCCAGTCACGGATTGCAGGCGAGGTAGGCAGAATCTGGTGGTACAGGGCGATGATGTCCTGATGCGGGCAAGGCGGCACGTTGTCAGCTCGGCTGACGACAACCAACCCGTTAGGGTTGGTATTCTTTTTATGTTCTTGTTCTTGCTCCTGTTCTTGCTCTTGGCTTCCAAGGGTCTCCGAAGGGGCTTGCGAGGGGCTTGCCTGGACGCCGTTTGCGCCCCTCATTTTGACCATGTGGTAAGCAGCCCCATATCGCTCGAAGAACCGCACCAAATAAGGGTTTTCGGGCTGTGCGTCATACTCGTTTTGCACTCCCTTGCAACGCTTGTCAGCAGCAGAAAGGGTTGCATCGATCTGGAACTTAGCCATTTCGATGACCCAGACCACCTCGGAAGCCTCGTCATACTCACAAAACCCTGCTTCGGAGGCCCTTTGAAGCCCCTTCAAAGCCCCTTCCATACCTAGGCCAGTCTCGTGCGCGATGTACATCACCGGCAGGTAGTAAAGACCAATCATGTTGGAATGCGAGCAGGTCATCAGGTACAGAGACACCACCTGAGCTTCGGCACCAGCCTTACGCAAACGCTTGCCGGTTTCGCCGATCCAGAATTGGGGGGAGACTTTCCCGTAGTCACGCATTTGCTGCTCTCCACATCGGCTCATAGGCGACCTTGTAGGCTTCCTCGACAGAGGCAGGCCACAGGTCGCGAGAAATCAATTCAGCGCGCGTACGGTCGACGTACTGCACTTCCAACTTACGACGCGTCTCTTTGTTGATACCGCTGCTGTCATGCATGCGGTGGCATCGCGGGCAAGCTGCGAACGTCTGGGAGTCGCAAGCCTTCAATGCCAGGCCCTTGCCGAAATTGGCATGGGCGCATTGAGAGGGAGCACCAGCACCACAGACAACGCAATCCAAGGACGCCACATTGCGGCGGTGCTTCTCGGAGCGCAGGCGCTTGATCTTGAAGAAGTTCATTTCACCCACCCCGGGATATGTGGCTCGTCGGTCCACTGAACGCTGTTCATGGCGCCGAATGCCTGGATGCTTTCGATCAACTCGGCCATGTCCTTGACGCTGATAGTCCGCGTCTGCTGGCCAAGAGAGACAACGCCCTTGCCATCCAAAGACGGCACCAGCTGCATACGGTCGGTCTCGCGCATCCAGGAATCGACCAGCAAGCGCTTCCAGTCTTCAACGCCAAGCTTGCGATTCATCCAAGTCATCTGCGCTGCGATATCCGCGCACATGGCGTGCAACTTGGCGTTCTGGTTCAGGCTGCGATTCGGCTCCTGGATAGCCACGTAGTGACCGTCAGGGGCGTTCAGGACAGCCTGGATCAGCATCTGGCGGGTGGCAGGCGTGACACGGATGCGCGACTTGTTCATGTCACAGATTCCGGTTGTGGTTCTCGATCTCCGACTGGAGATACTTGGCCAACATCGTCTTCATGGCGAAAAGCTCATGACGGCTGATGACGACGGCGTTTGACGGAGACAACTGGAACCCCAGCGCCGCAAGCAATTGGCAGAACTGGTCAAGACCATCCTTAGAGCGGCTGAGAGTGCTTGCGTCCACGTCCATGCAAGCTGCTGCACGGGCCTGGGTGAACTCTGCAAGGCGCCGCAAGATCTCGCCCTGAATTCGTGCGCCGTTCTTGCGTGTGCTTTCCACTTGCTCTGGAGATACTGGTTGGGTGCTCATTTCGATACATCCATGAGGCTAGAAAAATGACTGAAACCGAAACCCTGCTCTCCCAAGCTCAAGACATCGCCCTGCGCGCCTTCGAAGAACCCAGCGAAAGCGCCGTGATGGACATCTTTCGTAGGCTCTGCTGCGAGCAAGACGAAGCTCGTATGAGCCGGGATACCGCTGTTGGGGTTTTTCACTGAATGGGCGCCCAACTCCAGGCGGCTATGCTTCCAGTTCTCACACAGGAAACCGTTACCAAAGGAGCTGGGCATGGACTTGCAAGCACGCGTACACGCACTCGAAATCTTGGTCGAAGTGCTCATAGAGACACTTCCTTTAAAGCAACGGCAGGCCGTCGCTCAGGCGTTTGCAATCCGCTCAGAAATAGTGAGGTCAGCAATGCTGCCGCAAGCGATATCAGAATCGCTGCGAACAGATATCGAGCAACACCTTTCGAGGCTTGGGGCTTCTCTGAACCGGATTGCTGCGCAGGGATAAGGAGCTTTAGCCGCTCCGTTTCCGCTTGGAGCGCTAGCACTCGGTGCTGGCTAGACATTGGCCGTCTCCTTTGCTGGAGCGTCCAAGGCGCGGCGAAGTTTCGGGTTAAGCCGAACCTCCGCTGCAATCACCCGGTCTTCGATGGCACGGGACAACTCATCAGGCCATTGGTTAACGGCCTGGTAGGAAATCCCAATGGCTTTGGCTGCTGCGGAGATAGATCCGCCCAGCTTCTTGATGGCGTCGGCTTTTTTCATGCCCCATTGAATCATGATTCATCCAGAAAAGCAATCATAATTCATCTGCTGGCGGCGAAACTTCAACCATGATTCAGAACTATTCCGAACGGCTTTCTCTCGCCATGCAAAAGCGCGGCGTCAATGTCACGACCCTTTCAAAAGCCTTGGGTCTTACCTACCAAGGAGTGAAGCGTGTGGTCGATGGCCACTCCAAAGCTTTCACGGCTGCGAACAATGAGGCCGCAGCGCGCTATCTGCGTGTTTCCCCAGGCTGGCTCGCTACTGGCCGTGGAGAAATGGAGGATGAAACTGGCGCAACGCCATGGGAATGGCCTTTTGACTGTGTTTCACCACAGCAGTATTCATCCCTATCCCCAAGAGACCGTCGATTGTTAGAGAATGTCGCACTCGCGATGATTGCGGATAACGAAATGTTAGAAACACCGCAACCTGACATCCGAGCGGCTATGGAAAAAGTTACCAACCTCACCGAAGGGGACAAGGATGATGAATTGCGCGGAGTGCGAGCATCAACTGGTAGCAGAGGCCGAAGCTAGCCCCGCCACCGTGACATATCTGAAATGTATGAAATTTGTGCCACGGGGCGCCGCTAACAACCCTCGAATCACGATAGACCTAAGCGTCAAGTCCGGCGTTACTTACACAGTTGAAAACGCCGATCAGCGAGACGCCTACAGACTTTTACAAGGCTGCTGGCTCGCAGCTGGCGAAATGTTTCAATTGCTCAGTCAGAGCCAACCTTATAAATAGGCCGTTATGGAACACATCGACCGGATCTATGACTTTCAAGTTGATCTTCTGGGTAAGCTCACCGAGATTGGCGGTGAGAGCGTGCAAGCCACAGCGGAACTGAATAGCCTCAAAATTGAACTTGAGCGCACCAACTCCTACCTGGCGATGATCGAAGCACATCAAGCCAAGAGCACCGGCACGCTATCTTCTATCGCTCTTGCGTTGTATGTGCTGTTGGCGATAGTCGGCGTCACAGCCTACAAGATTCTTTAGCGTTTCCAATCGCAGGACACGGGACCCTTCTGGGTCTCTTTTTTTGCCGGGTAGTGAATTATGATTGACTTGCGAACTGAATCATGCTTCAATGACTTCACTGCAACCCGAAACGCAGAACGCCTAGGCGGAAGCCAGCTAGTAACGGAGTTGGGTGCGGCAGTACCGCTCTTTAACAACCCGCAAGAGATAAACAAGCCAATGGCGCGAAGGCGCGTATAGGCCCAGGGCTCAATCTCCCACCCCCTGAATGAAGAGTGATAGCCGAAAGGCTGACGGGAGCTACCAGGATCACCGCAACCGCGTGAGCGGCTCGGGCAATGACCTGGTTGAAGAGGCAGCGCACTGCCTGGAGCCGCGATGAGCGGGAGTAGCCAGGCGGTGCGCTGTCCCAGATTCATCTGCCTGCGCCGTGACAGGACGCAGACACGTGAACATAAACCGGCCTGGGAGCAGGCAATAGGGAGCGAGCCTTGAAGCACGAGATAAAGAACAGATATACCGGCGCCGTGCTGTTCACGGCTGACGTACCTGAAGGTACCGAAAGCGGTCTGATTGCTCGCGTGGCGCTGGAGCAAGCAGC